CCATGTTGCTGCCGATTTATCAAAATATGGAGGTCCATTTATGAAAACATTAAAAACCTATAAGGTTAAAGCCTTTACACTTATTGAAAATAGCGTAACTAAATTTATCAAATTTTCCAGCGGATAACCACCTTGTCAGACGTGACCTGTACCTTTTCAATCAGCTCTCTGACAATAACTTTTTGATTATCGTAGGACATATCAAGTACACTACTAGCATCTAATAGCTTTTCTATCTTCTTCCTTTGGCCCGCTTGCTTATCAGTCGAGGCTTTTTTTATTTCATCTTCCAGGGCGGTTCTTTGCTTGATAAAATCTGAAGACTTGCTTCTTAATTCGTCCAGCGTGATCCTATCGTCCAAGTATAGGTCGTTTAGCTTACTTAGTTTGAGTGTTAGGCTATCTATCTGCTTTTGGATTGCCTGCCTGTCGACTGCCGGGCTTGTATCGTCCGAAAATAATTCTTGTATCTTCTCTGGGTCGTTTTGTAACTGAGAAATGCGAGTTAGAACATAATGCTCTAACAATTCCATATCATAGTATCCGGAATCGCACTTTTTGTTGTCATTGTAAACCGTGACACCCCTTGTCTTTCGCGGGTGTCTTTGGTAGCACTCGTACCGCTTAAATCGTGAGCCGTCCTTTCTCTTTTGGCCCAAAATGACCTTGAGGGGCGCGTGACAGTATCCACATTGAGCCAGTCCTGATAGCATATATTTAGCCTGGAACGGTCGAGGGTTTGATAATTCCTTGGCCGTCTGCTGTCGTTTTGCAAGCTCTCTTTGAGTTTGCTCAAAGTCCGCTAGAGAGATTATGGGCTTGTGTGTGCCCTGAAATGTCTGGCCCTTGTATTGGTTCAATCCACAATATACAGGATTGGCTAGTATTCCTCTGATTGTGCGATAACTCCAAGCCGGCTGTTTTGGGTATTCTTCGTTGATTTTATCCCTCAATTTAGTTATTGACATACCAGCTAGATATGATGCGTATATCTCTTTGACTGCCAGGGCTTCATACTCGTTAACAGTCATTGTGCCGGTATCCTTGTTATAATTGTATCCGTAGGACGTTTTGGCCCACATCATGGACTTGCCAGATTTAGCCCGGCCCAGCTTGCCTAATTGCATACGCTCTTTGATCTGCTCGCGCTCTAATTGAGCGAATACGGATAATAAGCCTATGACGGCCCGCCCGAATGGTGTGGATGTGTCAAAGTTTTCGAGCAGGCTCACGAACTCGATATTATTTTTTAAAAATATATCCTCGATTAAGTAGAGCGTGTCTTTTTGGCTACGGCTCAAACGGTCCAGCTTGTATACTAGTACTGTATCAAATAGCTTGCTCTGGGCATCTTTTATCAGTTGTTCTAGGGCTGGCCTTTCAGTCGTAGACCCAGAGAAACCCCCGTCAGTATAAACCTTGTATATATGCCAGTCCTTAATATCGCAGTAGCTCTCCAGCTTTGCCTTTTGTTCTTCGACAGAGTAGCCCTCTTCCATCTGGGAAGTGGTAGACACGCGCACATATAGAGCCACTTTATTAATTTCACTCATTGTCTTTCCCCTCCATTTCTGCTAAAATAGAGTATAGAAAGACACCTTTCAAAATAATCATTTTGAAACCTTTCTTTATCTTGACTGCCTCACGCTTGAAGTCGCCAAACTTTGAGAGCGTGGGGCTTTTTTAATAGTCTAATACCATATCTACACCTTTTTGGTGTGCAATTTCTTTAGCGTTTGCATCGTATAATTCAAGTTCCACTCGCTTGTGTGAGTTGTAATCTGAATTGTATAGATCTAGTACGGCAACTTTCAAGTCGTGTAGACTATCTGCAAAATCTTGCACATCATCCTTGTCTAATTCTTCTCTGGATAGATTCAATTTGACTACTAGGGTGTTATCGTAGTAATAGACCTTGCCAATTTTTTGTTTTACCGTTTTTTGAAATCTATAAGCGATAACCGCCATATAGTCTTCATCTCCGTTTAAAGTTGTAGGTGCGTGTTTTAGATCGACACTCGGACTGCTTGTTTCTTCCTTGCTACTAGACTGCTTTGTCTCAACTTGTTCAGTCTTTTGCTCTTGCTCTGGTTCTGTAGCAGTATTCTGTTGACTGCATCCAGCTATAAATAAAGTGAGCGTAGCGATTGCTACCAGCGTAACCTTTTTCATATATTCCCCCCGGCTATCCCACTAGCCTATAAAATTCATCAATAACCATTAATTCGTCGGTTACTGATTTTAGTTTGTGCCTTTCCATAAAATTTAAATAGTTAAAATCTTCCTTGTCTACTCTTTCCAGCTCCTCTCTCAGTAGCGCGTGTATCATGGCCCTATTAGCCTCATTTTCGCACTTTATCGGGTTAATAATATAATTAGCCTCGGTATGCTCTAAGTGGCCTAATTCGTGCAATATGACCCTTTTCTGGGCCTCTCCACTTAGTGATTTATTAACGAAGATAATCCTCATATCTGAGATTATCATTCCTGGCCGTGGCCATAATTCGTTATCAAAGTAGGCAAGGGTCACTCCCTCACTGTCGCATATTTCTTCTATCGTCATAATCTGCCTTGTAAGTAAATTTCTATAATATTTTGAATGGCTTGTATATCGTTCTCTGTCAATGGCTTACCGTCGAAAGTCTTTGCGCTTTCGGCCAGCTTGCGCAAGTCTGTTTCAGAGTAACCCGTTTCAGCGGTTTGTTCTGCTTCATCTTCCCAGCCCATAAGATCAGCGGGTGAAATATTCAACGTTTCAGAAATCTTCTTTAGTACCTCTGGACCGACCTTTTCTATATCCCCTCTCTCGTATCTGAATATAGTTGAGCGAGAAACTCCCACGCGCTCAGCGAGGGTATCGGCAGAGATCTTCAATTCTTTTCTTCTTAATTTAATTCTTTCTCCGACGTTCATGATTTTTTCTCCTCTTATATATTACACGTTAATTTTACACCCTTAGTTTCAAAAACGCAACAAAAAAGTTTCAAAAATGCGATTTTTTTGTTGACAAACTTTTCTGGTCATGTTATACTTAATTCAACAAGTCGCAGAAGTGCGACAAAAAGAAAGGAGAATACATGGTTAATGTATCAAAGTTGAAAGGTAAAATCGTAGAACGAAATACCACGCAAGAAGAACTTGCAAATAAAATCGGTGTTACAAAAAGTACGTTTTACCGCAAGATGAAGCGAAATGGCAACTTTTCGATCAAGGAAGTAAACTTGATTGTGTCAGCTCTTGATCTTTCAAAAGATGAAGCTATGGCCATTTTTTTTAGCGAGACAGTCGCATAAATGCGACAATCTGGCAGAGTGAATAGAAAGGAGAAAAGATGAGTAAAAACTTAAAGTTAAAGGGTTATAGAACAATGCTTGATCTAACCCAAGAACAAATGGCTAACAAGTTGAATATAACAGGTCGCTCCTATATCGATAAGGAGTCAGGAAAAAGCATTTTAAATATAAAGAAATGTTGGCAATTAAAGAAATGGTTAAGGAAATAAAACCAGATATAACCATTGACGAGCTATTTTTCGACTAAGAAAAGGAGAATGAATGCCACTGAAAATAGAGGACTATAAAGATTTTGAAATGTTTTACAAACTTCCTCAAGAGTTATTTGACGAATGTTTCAAGGGGTTGTCAATCGGTGCTAAGGTCTTATACGCGATCTTGCGGGACAAATGGGGTCAGTCACAAAAGAACGGCTGGCACGATGAAAATGGCATCTATTGCAACTTCTCAGTCAAGTTACTTTCAGAACTCATGGGATGCTCAGAAAAAACAATCACATCATACAAAAAAGAACTTAATGATTATTGTTTGATATCTGAAAAAAGACAATTCAATTCAACTAATAAAATCTACGTCAATAGAGTATCAGAAGCTAGAAGATACGTACATGAAGATTTTACGTGTACGGAGAGGAAAAATTTACCTTACGTACATGAAGATTTTACGTGTACGGAGAGGAAAAATTTACCAACTAACCAGACTAATATTAACCAGACTAATTTAACCAAATTAAATAATAATACGGTCAAAAAAATTGAAGAAAATTTCGGTAGGTTTTTAAGTCCTATTGAAATTGAAACGGTTAATTTTTGGGAGAAAGAATATGACAACGATCTAATAGATTTTGCTATCAAAGAAGCCGTCATGAGAAACAAGCGTACAACTAAATGGATTGATACATCTTTGTTTGATTGGGTGAATAAAAACGGACTTAAAACAGTTAGTGAAATAAAAGAATATCTAACAAGTAAAGCCGGCAAAAATTCACGGGACAAACAAAGAAAACCCGAATACGCGGGGACTTACCCTATTAAGAACCCAGTATTTAGCCCTTATACGGACTTACTACCCTGGGAAGAAGACGAGGAGGGATAGCCTATGGATTTACCACTTGTCTATCACATTAACGAATCGGAAACGTGTGAAATTCATCAATGCTTCAAATGGTCGTTGAATGATGATGTGAAACTGCAGGACGAACGGAACAGAACCTTTTGCCCGGAGTGTCAACGTGAGAAGATGGCGCGTGAAGAAGAGCAGAAGATAGGTCAAGCTCACGCATCAACAATCTTGCGTAGGACTTACGACGTGCTTGATAAAAACAGCATCATACCGAGCGGACTGAAAGAAGCTAGTTTTAAAAACTTCACGGTAACGAATCAAATCGACCAGGAAGCCAAAAATTATGCTTTACGCTTGGTATCTCACTACTTGCATGACGGCAAAGGTAACGCTCTGATAATGGGCAAAGCTGGACGTGGCAAGTCACATCTAGCGATGGCGATAGCAAGTAAGCTAAACGCTGACTGGAAAGCAAACAAGCTACCTAAAAGCATCTTATTTGTTAACTTGCCAGCCTTATTTATCAAAATTCAAAATTCATTCAGTCGTAAAGAAGGAATGACTAGCAACGAATGGCTTGAGCTACTAAAGAAAGTTGACTATCTGATCTTGGACGACCTCGGACGATCTGATAATGCTCAATGGAAGCAAGACTTCCTGTACAGCTTGTTAGACGAACGAGAGGCAACAATCATCACAACTAACCTTGTAGGGTCAGAGATGAAGTCACTTTTTGAAACCGGCCTAGTCAGTCGAATCACAAAAGGCGGACGGGACCTTTACTTCAAATACCCGGACAATGCAGAAGATGGGAGGAAATTGCCGTTTTGAACAAAGAATTGAATAAGATTGTCGGAAAGAGAATTAAGACAATCAGAAGAAATTTAGGTTTTACAATGGAGCAATTTGGGAATGAATTAGGAACAACTAAAGCGGTCGTCAACAACTGGGAGAAAGGAAGAAACCTCCCAAACAAGGCGAACTTGCTACTAATTGCCAATATTGCAAAAGTAAAAGTAGAAACATTGCTAAGTGAAGAAGAGCCTAGCTTGATCCAATTAATGATTGAGGGCTTCGAAGCTACTTGCTACGAGCTTTCAGATGAGATTAAAGCTAAGTTACTAGCTAGCGATCCAAACGTTGCGCGCGACAAGATCATGGACCTATACGCTTGCCGTTTAGCTGGTAGAGCATAAAAAAAGACCCTTGGAGAAGGGAACTCCAAGCGGTCAAGAAATAAAACTTTTCTAAGGAAATTATAACATGACGAGAAATAAAAATCAATGGCGACCGCGCATTATTAATATCATGTCGGACGGTAGCCAGGTAGACGATTTAACAGGGTACACGATACCAAAAGATAGCGGTTATTATAACGCAATCAGACGAATTAATAAGGAGATTTGAAATGTATAACGAAATTTTAGGGTGTATGACAATTGCAGGGACATTTTTTGCAGCAGGCTTCGCAGGGGCGGTTTGGGATTTTAAACGGGCGCAACGAAAGAAAGCAAGAGAACAGAAAATTAAACTTGCATACGAAGCGTTAGACGCTGGAGTAGAAGAGGTTATGCAAGAGGGTGTGAATAACTACTTATCATCACTCGCAGAAGCACGCAAGCACTCATATTCGGATAACGATTGGAGCATGGCAGATGTTTTGTAGCAAAAAAATTAAAGCATTAAAGCAAGAGATACGTTTTCAAAAAATTGACCTAGAAGGCAAAAATAATATACTTCGAGTAACTTTGAACGATAACAGAAGATTGCGGAAGGAACTGAACCAAAAAAACCAACTTTTGAAAAAGTATCAAGAAGTTTTAATGAAGTATCAAGAGGAGGGTAAGCTATGAACGAACGCTTACAGCTAATACTAGCCTGTATCAGAGTAGGACGGGCGAATGTACTGACCACACGCGACATTGCCAAAATGACAAACTTATCGGTCCGAAAGGTGCGCGGTGGCATCGCAGAACTACGGCTTAACTACTCAGTGCCTATCGTGGCCAGCCGTTCACTTCCTCGCGGGTATTATTTCGCAGAGAATGACGACGAGTACACAGCGTGGGTGCTACAGTACAAGAAGCAGATCAAGACAGAACAGAAGCTACTGGATAGCTTGAAAAAGACAAGTTGGGATAGTTACAAGAAATTTAAGGAGAAATGAAAATGAGTTACGAACAAATATCAGAATCAACATACTATCAAAATATGAGCTATTGGAATCAAGTCGCACAAAATTATAGAGCGTTAGGTGGCCTAGGAATTTGTGACGACGAAACAGGCGAAGAATTATATACAGTATAAGGAGAAACGAAAATGACAAATAACCAAGTGGCAGTTAAGACAACAGGAGACTTTCTCACAAACCCGCAATTACTGAATGCAAAGATTGTTAAACAGTATCTTGATCCGTCTGGCAAAGCCAGCGATGAAGAACTAGCTTACTTTATCGCAACTTGTAAAGAACGCAATCTCAATCCATTTACTAAAGAGGTTTACTTTATCAAGTACGGAACGAACCCAGCGCAAGTGGTCGTGTCAAAAGATGCCTTTATGAAGCGTGCTGAACAAAATCCAAACTTTGACGGGTTTGAAGCGGGTATCGTGGTAGAAACACCAGAAGGCGAGATCAAGCAGATCACAGGTACAATCCACAGCAAACATGACGAATTGCTAGGAGGCTGGGCTAAAGTCTATCGCAAAGACCGTAGCTTTCCTATCGAGGTGGACGCAGACTTTAAAGCATATAACACTGGCAAGTCTATGTGGGCTAAAATGCCAGCATTAATGATCCGTAAGGTGGCCCTTGTATCTGCAATGCGTGAAGCGTTTAGCGAAAACGTGGGAGGCCTATACACTGCAGACGAAATGGAACAAGCGCAACCTATTGATGTGACACCTAAAGAAACCCGTGAGGAAGTCATGAAGCGTAAACAAGCGCAGATTGAACAGATGAAACAGGAGCAACCAAAGAAAGAAGTTGAGCCAATCGAAAACACGGGATATCAAGTGGAAGAAATGCCTTTTGTAGCAGAAGAGCTACCAGATGATATTGACTTACCATTTACTTAAAAAAGGAGACACAGAAAAATGAAAGAAGTGGAAACAATTAACCAGCTTGATAATATCCAGATTAATTTCGAGCCTGCCAAGGTCGCATTTAGCGACTTTGGAGCGTTCGAGGCTGGGATTGAGCAGGCAATCGCAAAGTATGGAACATTTGACCTTGAAGTTAACACGATTGAAGAAGTCAAGCAAGCACGGACTGATCTGAATAAGTTGAGTCAGAGCCTTGAAGACCGCAGAAAAGAAATCAAGGGCAAGATCAATGAACCTTACGCAGAATTTGAAAAAGCATACAAAGCACCTTACAGCAAACTAAAAGGTTTGATCGACACCTTGAAACAACAGATTGACGGTTACGAGGACGCTCAGAAGGAATTGCGACAAGATGCGGTTCGTAACTGGTTTAAAGAAAAAGCCATCGAGGGAAACCTTAATCCAGAAATCTTTGATCAATATCTGGACAGTTACACTAAAGCAGGGCAATTCAAAAAGGATAGCTTCCAACTTTTGAAGAAAACTGAAACAGAGTTAGAGGCCATTGTCCTAGCTGAATTGCAAAAGCAAAATCAGAAAGATCAAGATATTTCAATCATCAGTAGCCAATGCGCCACTCACAACATCGGGCCAGCTACTTATATCCGAGCGTACGAAAGTGGCCAGACGCTCGCAGAAGTGCTTGACAGCATCACTGCAGATATCGAGAGTGCCAAGCTATTAAAGGAGCGCCAAGAAGCGCAGAAGCGAGCAGAAGAAGAACGCAAGGCAGAAATTGAGCGTATGGCTAAAGAGCAAGCAGAAGCAAGTATCAAGGCCTACGATGCAGAGACTGGCGAAGTTATCGAAGATCAACCAAAACCAGAGCCAGCAAGTGACAAGTATGTGACTACCATCAAATTCTGGTTTGACTTGAAGCAAGCGAAACAATTTAAAGAGTGGTTAGACACTCATGATATCAAATTTGAAACAGTGGAAGGAATGAAAAAAGTATGACATTCAAAACAAGTGATCTACTTAACTATAGACAACTTTGGTGGCTTGATAAATTTCTAATCGGCCATAAAGGATACATCGCTGGAGGATGTTTCAAAAACATATTCAATAATGAACGTGTTAAAGATTTAGATATTTTCTTCGAGAGCGAACAAGATTTTATTGAGGCTAAAAAGTATTTTAAGCAACAAATGAAAGATAAACCCCAAGAATGGCGCTTTTCTTACGAGAATAAAAACTGCTGGTCAATTTATTCAACCAAAGAAAAAGTTCGTCTTGAACTTATTAGAAACACATACGGAAAACCTAAAAATGTTATTTCAAATTTTGATTTCACAATAACTAAGTTTGCTTATTACAAAAATTATGACAATTTGGACGAAGAAAATTATATGGCTGTTTTTGAAGTCATATTTCATGAAAACTTCTTTGAGCATTTACATACAAAAAGGTTGGTCGTAGATGCTCGTCTACCTTACCCAGTCAGCACTTTCAACAGAATATTGAGGTATGCCAAATACGGCTATCAGCCATGTAAAGAAACAAAAATAAAAATTGTCACAGAGTTGGCCAAACTAGACCCCGAAAATGAAAAAGATTTTGAAGAACAACTCGGTAAAAGTTTGTATGAAGGGATGGATTAAATGTTAAACAACGTATCACTAGTTGGAAGACTTACAGACAATGCAGAACTACGTTACACGCCAAATAATCAAGCAGTGGCCACGTTTAGGCTCGCAGTAAATCGTCCTTTTAAAAGCCAGAATGGGGAGCGTGAAGCAGATTTTATTAACTGCGTGATCTGGCGGCAGCAAGCAGAAAATCTTGCAAACTGGGCTAAAAAAGGGGCTTTGATTGGTATCACAGGGAGAATCCAAACCCGAAGTTACGAAAACCAGCAAGGCCAGCGGGTATATGTGACTGAGGTTGTAGCGGATAACTTCCAGCTTTTAGAAAGTCGGAAAGACCGTGAAGCTGGGCACTCACAAGGATACAGCCAGCCAGACTTTGGACGGCACGAACCAATGAATGCAAACCCAATGGATATCTCAGATGATGATTTGCCATTTTAAAAATGTAAAACAAGGAGAAATAACATGAAACAACAAAAAGAATTCTACGCAATCGCAAATGATAACAACAACCGATTTTTGGTTGATTATAAAAACAATGATAGAGCATTAACATTCACTGCTAAAACAACCGATGACATTCGCTTTGCTTCGATTTTTGAAAAAGGAAATAAGAAAACTGACAAATCTATTGAAAATCTAGCTAAGGCAGTAGGTGGTCGCCTGGTTAAAATCAAAGCTGAGTATGAAATTACCGAGGAAGATGGCTCAGATTTAAAAGAGCTGGAAGTAAACGATGAAGAAGATGAAATTAAAAGCCTTTTGAGTCATTTATTAAAACGTGGCTTGGAGTAACGAATGACCGAACCAATCATTTTAAAATTTGAACTAACCAGAAAACAGATGATATCTGCCAACGACAGACTGCACTTTCAGCAGAAAGGCAAGATCACGCGCTTTCTACGGGAGCTGGCCCACTACGAGGGTATGAACGTATTAAAGGACTATTTCGGGTTACCGTACACGGAAGATAAGCCGTGCGAGGTCAGAGTGATCGTATATGCGCCAACCAAGCGCAAGTACGATCCTCCGAACTGGTCGCCAACGACCAAGGCTCTACTGGACGGTCTGACAGATGCAGAAATTTGGACAGATGATAATTTTAACATCATTAAACGGGTGAGCTTTGAACATGGTGGCTTGTCCGGGACTAAAAACTACAGGATAGAATTAAATATCCATGAGGTGACTGGTATTTAAAAATGGAAAAAGACAACTTACTACGGTCCAAGCGTATCTATGAGAAACGGCTGAGTGAGGAACTATAACTTAAAACAATCAGCAATACGCGAGGACACCACTACAGCGCGAATTATCGCGAATGGCTACACAAGGAAATTAAAGCCATTGACAAGAAATTAAAAGAAATCGAGGGGAATTTGATAGATGGATATTGATAAAATCGAGGAACTAACCGAGCTAACCAGGCAATGGTTTATTGACCGGGATATCACGCAGGGAGATGTATTTAAACAGACGCTCAAGCTATTTGAAGAATTGGGCGAGTTATGCGCAGGGTATGCCAAGCAAAAAGAGCAACTCACAAAGGACAGCATCGGTGATTGTGCTGTGGTGGTCGTAGGACTCGCAATGATGATCAAACTAGATCCGGTTGATATTTTGATTAAGGCATCAAGATCAAAAAGGAACAGTATTGAAGACTGTTTTGAGTTGATGATTGAGAACGCGAGTGAATTTCAGTTTACTCGCAAAAACGAAGTGAACACAACGGGTGAATTTAACTTGTGTCGAATTATCAGCCACTTGAAATCAATCGCGTATAAATTAGGCTATGACTTCGTGGATTGCTTCGAACTAGCGTACAACGAGATCAAGGACCGGAAAGGTCGCTGGGTCGAGGGTAGCTTTGTGAAAGAGGAGGACCTGGAAAATGAAAATGGTTCTATTTGAAAATGTTAGACCCTATCCGGTGAGATTTCCAGAAAGTTTTAAAAAGTTGATAGATATCGAAAAGATAGTATCTGTAAGACAGTCAGGGACTCCTGAATACCCGACTGTAACATTAGAATTTTATAATGACTCTTTTGAGTTTAACAAAATCACTTATGAGAGTCTTGTGATCGAATGTTCTAACCTAGACCATGTAATATATGCGTTTGAACTCATTGAAAAAGAAAGAAAAGGAAAACTAAAATGAATAAGAAAGTTATTTTGACAACAGCAGTAGTATTGGCAACAGTAGCAACAACACAAGGGGTGAAAGCAGATGAAGTACAAGGAACAACTGGAGCAGGAGATCAGACTAGCACAGTTACAACTAATCAAATCACAAGCGTTCAAAACGATCAAAACGCAGGAACTAAACCAACTGAACAGCCAGCTACTGAAAGCGGAGCTACGGATCAAGGAAGCACAAGCGACAATAACAAACAACCAGGAGCTACTACGGAATTTAGCAAAGATGGGAATGTGATCCAAGTCAACAACCCGGAAGTCGTTGTCGATCAGTCAAACGGTACAGGGAAGTATCAACCCTTTAGCGTGGAATATAAGAACGTACACTTCCCAGACGATCTCGCGATTAACGAAGGGGACAAAGTGACGTTCACACTCCCTAAAGAAGTAGCATTTCAAACGAGCTTTACTTTCGACGTACACAATCCAGAAAATGCCGTAGTTGGTCAAGCTACCGCGGACAGCACAGCCGGGACAGTGACAACTGTATTTAACGACTATTTCAAAAACCACCCGTTAAACAAACAAATGAGCCTTAAAATGGACGCAAAATGGACTGATAAAGTCCAAAGTGGAAAACCAGTAACCGCGAATTTTAACGGTACAGTCGTCACAGCCCAGATCGGCAAAGAACAAGTGATTGGAAAAGATGAACTCCTTTCCAAGTGGGGAAGCCAAGATGAAAACGATCCGACCGTCATAAATTGGACGATCCGCCTTAACTACGCGCGAAAGGTCCTTAATTATGTGAAAATCATTGACGAAATGTCAGAAAATCAAAAGCTAGTCGATGATTATTTTGAAATCAAGAATATCGAAAGCGTAGATCCATGGATCGACAAAGGCTCCGCTATGGATCTTGTTAAGTCAATTAGTAAGTCAGATCACGGCTTCGAGATCAAGATGGATCGTCTTGATCGTATGATCTATTTAAACTATAAGACTAAACTAACAAGCGCGGTTAAAGATAGCGTAAACCCAACAAATAAAGTTGAACTTAAAGCCGAAGATTCGGGCGCCGTTTCTTATAGCTACGTTCAACTTGTGGGTGGCCGTGGGGACGCGTCCGGAGAAAATAAACCAGTTTGGGAAATTCCAAATGACGCTCCGAAATACGAGAAACCATCTATCGACTTAAACGATATCCCGCTTATGCCACCAGCTCCGGTGCTTGACAAGCCGGAATGGAAAGGCGGTACAACACCTTTTGACGCTCCGCAGCTTGACAAGCCCGAGTGGCAAGGCGGGGTGACACCTCCGGACGCGCCGGTTTTAGATAAACCAGAACTAGTGATCGATATTCCAGATCCAAAACGCGATGAACCAAAACCACAACCAAAACAAGATAAGCCGAACACACCAGCGCCAAAAACAAACGAAGAACCGAAAGTCGAAGAAGTGAAAATCACAAATCGCGTGGAAAATCACGCGCAAAACACGCGAAACGAATCTGAAGAAACAGTCGAAGCGTACAGCGCACCGGCTACACTTCCTAAGACGGGATCAGATTTCGGAATCGCGATCAGCCTCCTCGGACTTTTGGGATTGAGCCTCGGAGTGGCAGCAGCGAAGAAAGAAAACTAAAAAGAAATAGAGGGGTTTAATGAATAACGAAAGAGAATTTGACTTATTACCACTTTTAGACCATATAGACCCCTCGATTCTATCTTATCAAGAATGGATAAACGTCGGAATGGCCTTGAAACACGAAGGATACACAGCCTCCGACTGGGATAATTGGTCCTTACGTGATCCGGCGCGATACCGAAAATTTGAATGTTTCAAGAAATGGGACACCTTCAACGAAGAAGCCGGCTCGATCGTAACAGGCGGGACGATTGTCCAGCTCGCGAAAGATCACGGCTGGGTCAACCCATACTCAAGCGATAGTGAGGGAGCCCATGAGCTGGATTGGAACGATACAATCGATCGGGACTATCGCGTTATTGATAAGAACTGGATCGAGGGGAAAGAGATTCATGAGCCTACAATCTGGAATCCAGTACAAGAGATTATTAAATATCTCGAGGCCCTATTCGAATCGTCCGAGAATGTCGGTTATGTCACGGAAAGCTATCCAAAAGTAAACGACGAAACGGGTGAAATTGAAAAATGGCTTCCGACAAAAGGAGCGTATGACCGGACAGCTGGGCAACTGATCGAGCAACTTAGCAAGTGTAACGGCGATATCGGAGCGGTCCTCGGAGACTATCACAAGGAAGCGGGTGCGTGGATCCGATTCAATCCGTTAGATGGCAAGGGAGCCAAAAACGAAAACGTAACAGATTATCGGTACGCGCTTGTCGAATCGGACAGCATGAGCGTTGAGAAACAAAACGCGATCTATAAAGAGCTGGAACTTCCGATCGTGGCCCTTGTGTACAGCGGGAATAAGTCCTTACACGCTATCGTGAAAGTGGACGCGGGCAATTATGACGAGTACAGAAAGCGCGTTGACTATCTATATAAGATATGCCAAAAGAACGGGATATCAGTCGATACGCAAAACCGCAATCCGTCGCGCTTGTCCCGTATGCCCGGTTTTGAGCGAAACGGCCAGAAACAATTCTTAGTTGATACGAATATCGGGAAGCGCAACTGGGAAGAGTGGTACCAGTATATCGAGGACTTAAACGACGATCTTCCAGATCCGGAAGGGCTGGGGGATAGCTGGGACAACCTCCCAGAGCTCGCGCCCGAGCTGATTGAAGGCGTCCTTAGACAGGGGCACAAAATGCTGATCGCTGGGCCGTCAAAAGCTGGTAAGTCCTTCAGCTTGATCGAAATGTCAATCGCAATCGCAGAGGGCAAGAAATGGCTTGAATGGAACTGTACACAAGGCAAGGTCCTATATGTCAATCTCGAGTTAGACCGTGCGTCATGTTTGCACAGATTCCGGGACGTGTACGAAGCAATGGGACTTCAACCTAACAATCTTCAAAATATAGATATATGGAACTTACGCGGAAAGACGGTCCCTATGGACAAGTTAGCTCCGAAGCTGATCCGCCGGTCGCTCAAAAAGAACTATATAGCCGTCATTATTGACCCGATCTATAAAGTCCTTACGGGTGACGAAAACAGCGCGGACCAGATGGCACACTTCACTAATCAATTCGACAAGGTCGCGACAGAACTCGGGTGTTCGGTGATCTATTGCCACCACCACAGCAAAGGCGCTCAAGGGGGCAAGAAATCAATGGACAGGGCCAGTGGTTCGGGCGTATTCGCTCGAGATCCGGACGCGCTAATCGACTTGGTGGAATTGGACGTCACAGAGGAGCTATTTACTCAACGAATCAACCACACGGCGACACGTATCTATAAGGAAGCAATTCGAGCAGCAAACATTGACTATTACCAAGACAACGTAAGCCTTGACGATCTCCAGAGTGCAAGCGTCATGAGAACACACTTCGAACAAGCAATTCCAAACGTGCTCGATCGTAAGCCGTGGACTGAGAAGATCGAACAAGCCCGTCGAGCGATCGAAATATCGACAGCGTGGCGCGTGGAAGGTACGCTTCGGGAGTTCGCCAAGTTCAAACCGATCAATATGTGGTTTTCTTACCCAGTGCATTTTCTGGACGATTCGGGCGTACTTGCTGATATCCAACTCGAGGACAGTAAGCCTATGTGGCAAAAAGGTCAAGAGGGCAGAAAGTCAAAAGAGCAAAATCAGAAAGAACGAAACGAGAAACTCGAGACAGCCTATTACGCACTTTTTGATGGTTCGCCAGTAACCGTAAATGAATTAAAAGAATATCTCGGACTGAAATCTAACAAGTCGATCGAGAATTATATTCGCGAACATGAAGGTTTTGATATTAAAAAAGGTATTGTTTTTCCTATAAAAGAAAAGGAAAAAGTCTAGTATTTTTCTATTTTTCTAAAAATTTCTAAAAAATGGAAAAGGAAAAAGTCTAGTATTTTTCTGGAAAAAGTCTAGTATTTTTCTTTTCTAAAAAAGTTAAAAAATAGGAAAAATAGGAAAAAGTCTAGAAGAATTCTTTGGAAAAATACAGTATTTTTCTTTTCCAGTTTTGGAAAAAGTCTAGTATTTTTCTTTTCCTACCAAAAATGGAAAAATAGGAAAAAGTCTAGTATTTTTCCGGAAAAATACAGCCTATACCCTTTTCAAGGGTATTAAAAGGACTTTTCCTTCGTAAAGTCAAAGAGAAAAGGAAAAGGGGCTCAAGCTCCGCCCCTTTATCCTTTATCTCATCTTTGACAAAAGCGCGAATGGAAAAGCTAAAATAAAAACTTAAATAAAAAAGTATAAAAAAAGAGGTGGCGAAAAATGATTGAGTTCTTTTTACCGATGGAAAAAATCCCGACTACGACACACCAACAGAAAAAAGTAAACGTGAGAAATGGCAAGCCGATTTTCTACGAGCCGGAGAAATTAAAAAACGCTCGAGCGAAATTTGAAAGTCTCTTATCACGTCATGTTCCGCCTGACAAATTAAAAGGACCGATTCGGCTTACTACGAAATGGTGCTTTCCTATGATTAGAGGGGTACAGAATGGACAGTATAAGACAACCAAGCCGGACACGGACAACCTCCCGAAATTATTTAAAGATTGTATGACGGATCTTGGATATTGGAAAGACGACGCACAGGTCGCAAGCGAGATCATCGAAAAGTTTTGGTCCGAGGTCGTTGGGATCTATGTAAAAATTGAGGAATGGGACGATGAATTATATACATTTCTATAGCGTGGAGATCCCGGAGTTCATGGCTCAAAGTAACCAGATGGCGCAGATGGCCGGATTCGGTTCGGAGCGTTATTGGTTCTGGGTCGTGGGGGCGATTTCTAGGATCTGTAAAAAATATAACGATAATGAATTGGTCGTCAGACAGTTCGGGCTATTATTTGAATGGCTCGAGGAACAAGCGGAAAGGGTGAAAACATGAAGGAAAAAACGTACTACGAAGTCTTAGAAGAGATGGAACGGAAGAACAACTCGCAATATGAAACATTATTAGAGTTGGGTGAGATTTGTTTCCTTTTGATCGAACGATTGAACCAAAAACAAGTGCGAATGGTCCGAGAAACAGATATCACGCTCGACGGGAAAAATTACCAGATCACGATTGAGGAAACGTAATATGGAATTGATAAATTATGATAACGATCAACGTCAACGATTCCCTGAAAATTTAAGGCGCTTTCGGACAAAAAAAGGCTTATCGATGAATAAGCTCTCCCAACAGTTGGGGTGGGCACACAATACAATCGCGAGTTGGGAATTGGGTGAACGTATGCCTAGTCAATATGCGGTTGAAGATTTATGTGCGTTTTTCGGGGTAACTGAAACGGATCTTTTCGGCTCGCCAGTCAAGATCCGAACGTTTGCGTATTACCGCCGGGGAAAATTTGTTGCCTCGGGGACGTTACAAGAGATCGCAGATCAAACGAAATTGAAAGTCGAGAGCTTGCGTAGCTTGCTTTCAAGGCAAGAAAATTTCTATCCAAAACGACCGACTTTCCTTTTGGAGATCGAGGGTGATAAAACGCGATATACCGTCGAGTTTACACAAACGTTCACGCTCGAAGAGTTGGATCATTACGGGCTCGGATGGCTTCGAAGTAGCCCGATCGCAGAATTGAAAGTAGAATTAAAAGAGGTGACAGAATGAACGAAATCGGAGAAAAATTTTTATTGTACGGCTTTTTAGATGGCTATTCTTATAAGACTGACGGAACGAATAATGCGATTTTAGCATTAGAGACCGGCGAAAGAATTGAGGTCCCGATCGGTTGTCTTTTGAAAGTGGACGAATTGAATCGGCTAGTTAGACAAAATGAAATAAAACTGGCGAAGAAAGTTGCACTTCCTAAATTCGTTAATAAATGGCTCGAGTATTGCAAAAATACCGGCGTTACTTTAACTAGAGCGTTGCTCGTCGACGACGTAGACTTTTACAATTATGCGAATCAAAAAGATTTTACTAGATTGAAAGATTTTCTAATCGTAGAAAAAAATCAAGAGCTATTTTCTCTGGCTTGGATTTTCGGTTGTACAGTCAAAGAAAAGCGGTACCTTGTAAAAGTTCGTGGAATCTCAAAATATAGCGCTTATCTTAATTGCGATATTGCTACGAACAAATGGTTTATGTCTAGCGAAAACAATTATCCTGATAAAACGAGAACACATCATACTCGACTAGAATTGGAAAAAGCCGGCTTAGGGAACGTATTTGATAACCCGTCATTTGAAGTGAAGGAAGTAGAAGAATGAATAAACAAGAATTGATAGATTATTGTAATGCCATAAAAGAAAATAAAAGTCAAATTATAAATTGTATTGATGTAAACGAAATTATCAAAAAAATCGAACAACTAGACGAACCGCAGAAAATAACAATCCCGCAAGTGGTCGCCGATTGGATTGAATGGACAAAAAAAGACGGCCTAGATTTACAAGACGCGATGAATTTGATAGCTGGTGAAGAAAATGAAAAACTTTTGAGATGGTTTTATAACGAAAGCAACCAAGAGACTTTCGCCCGTGCATGGCTTGACGGCTACACAGTCGAGAAAGAACCAAAGTACACAGTGAAGATGAGTGCAACAAAACAACCGCTATTTTATAACAGTCTGGAAAAGAGACTATTCTTTTCTTTGGGAGAATTAGCTACTCAATTTACCCACAAACAACTAGAAGAAGCCGGCTTCGGCTGGGTCTTCAATTGTGAGGGAATTGAGATTGAGGAGGTGCAAGATGATTCCAAAGTTTAGAGCGTGGTCTACGGATAAAAAGATTATGGCAGAAGTCAGAACACTACGATTTACCGATGAATTAGTAGAGACAGACAAGTTTGTTGAGCGAAGCATCGAGGGAGCCAAACTCATGCAATCAACAGGTTTGCTTGATAAGAATGGTAAGGAGATTTTTGAAGGAGATATCCTAAAAGTCGCTAATAATGATTCGAGTTGGTTTGAAGTTGTTAAATACGATCACGATAAGGCTATGTTTATTTCCAAGGAAGTAAATTTGAAGTATGAAGTACCTGAAACCCCTCTATACGACTTATTCAGTCCATACCTCTTCAAAGTCGAAGTCATTGGGAATATTTGGGAGAGTCGCGACTTATTGGGGGTTGAATGATGGACCTACAAAACTTTATCTATTTATTATTTGCAGCAGTCTGGATCGCTGGTATGATATGGGCTGGTGCGATTGCTTTTAAAAGCAGAAAGGAGAAATAATGAAATTTTTAATGCTAGGTTTAGAAAAAACTGAAAAGTTTTTTACTAAATTCATTGTAAATACCTCAAAAATTGTTGCTGTATCCGAGTATGCTTTATTCGGTGAACGGTGTTTAAAATTGGTACTTGACGATGGTAGTGATAGGTGCTGTACACATATTCTCACTGGCAACGGAGATTATGTAAGAATTGACAGTATAGGTCATTTTTACAAAGATCTGATCTCGGGGGGCAAGCGATGACGAATAATGTAAAGTTAGTATGCGCGAATGTCGCGTTTGTATTCTTCGTCCTATTCGTGGTATGTATCAACCTAAACGCACGGGTTCGAGTGCTTGAAACGAGCAACGACGAGCTACAACCAACGATCAAAACGCAAAAGGACGAGATCGAGAAGGTCAAAGAAAAAAATGTTATGCAAGATGTGATTATTAATAAATTGAACAATGATTATAATTCGCGTATGGTCTGGCAACTACAAGAGATCGCCGATGAAAACGGAGTGGGGGGATAATGTGAAAAATACTAAAGTATGGATCGTCAGAAAATATAAAAAACGCACTCGCTGGGATTGTAATCATTCAACCACGTTCGATGAAATAGAATTTAAGACAAAAGCCGAGGCAATAAAATTTCGGAACAGCCATACAAAAGGCGTATTCGACGTTTACGAAAAAATTAAAAATAGCTAAAAAGCTAGAAAGGAGGGGAACTTGAGAATTGAAACGAGATACGGATATTTGATCGACGCGTTGAGACGGTATCCGTTCGACAAAGAGATCAAAGAACGGATCGAAGAAATAACTTTCCCTTATCAAAATTTCGATGAGAATTGGTTTATTAAGAGTAAGTCGGCAAAGAATACCCCGGAAGCTCTTAAAAATATCATTCTCAAAGAAAACGATCCAGAATTGGTCCGGCTCTATATGCTCGCAGAAGCGATCGAAGAATATACTAGCGAGTGCGCTCCTTCGAGCTGGGAGGCGATTAAGGCGCTATATGTTACTAGATCAAAGAATGTTGAAGGAGTGGCCCTCGAACTCTTTATGTCAAAAAATTCAGTTTATCGGCGTATTATCAAACCCTTCTTCGAGGGGCTTGAATTGAAATATACAACTATTTTTCTAAAAAATCGCTGAAAGTTGGGAAAAGTGTTCAAAAAAAGGTGATAAAATTGTATTATCGGAAGATTGAAGGAAACGACGATCTTCATTGCGGACGACAGGAAAAAAACTAACAGTTACAGCAGCACGTTTTTTACTTTTCATAAAAAAACTTTTCCCAGTTGTGGGTCTCCTTATATTTTTCAAAATTTTTCGTTTCGGCGGTTCGATTCCGCCCGTCCGCTTTTGGTAAGGTTCTTTTAGTTCTTCCCCTTATCATAAATTTCTATACTCTATACTTTTCTTTTCAGTCTCACTCCTATTCCTTTCTGAGTGAGACTGTTTTTTGTAAAAGAAAAAGAACGGCGAGAAAATCTCGATCTAACAAAATTAAACAGTAAAGGAGGGGGCGATGTCGCATGAAAACTTAATTCCGTTTAACGAGCGAACAGAGGAAGAACAAAGAAAGATTCAGAGAAAAGGCGGTATCGCCTCCGGGAAAGCTCGAAGAAAAAAAGCCGATCTAAAAAAAGCGATTAATCTTATTCTATCGTCAACGGTTTCGAATGAACAATTAGGCAGTATTCTGCGTGGCCTTGGTTACGAAGACACGAACGAAATGGCTATTGGTTTTATAACCTTACAAAAGGCCTTGAAAGGTGATATGCGAGCGATCGAGCTACTAGCCAAAATGAACGGCAATGAGGGAACGAAAGATAACCTTGACAAGAAAGAGCAGAAAGAGCGGATCAAGGCTATGCAACTCGAGAACAAGAAGCGAGAGCAGGCTCTCGAGGGAGGCGTGGCGTCCGAGGATATCATGGGAGAATATTTCGAGAAGCTGGAAGGGGCGATAAAAGATGGCACTTGAGCGACTGTACACAGATAAACAGATCGGAATCTTGCGTCGTTCCATTTCTCGCGACTGGTATATGATGATAAACCACGGCGCAGTACGGGCCGGAAAAACAAAGCTCGACAATGATCTTTTTTTGATGGAATTGAAACGGGTAAAGAAAAACGCGGAAAAAGTCGGGGTTAAAAATCCTATGTATATTTTGGCAGCGGTATCGTCTGGGACCTTACAAACAAACATCTTGCGCGAGATCACGGACGCTTACGGCCACGAATTCAAGTTTGACAGGCACGGAAATTTTACTCTTTTCGGGGTATATGTCGTTACGACGTTTACAGGCTCGATAGCGGGTCTGAAAGCGATTCGTGGTATGACTTCATTCGGGGCCTATGTGAACGAGGCTACGCTTGCGAATAAAGAGGTATTCGATGAAATTATCAAACGTTGCTCCGGGTATGGCGCGCGTATTATATGTGACACTAACACGGATCACCCAAAACACTGGTTAAAAGTTGATTACATCGATAAAGCAGATGGCGAGAAGATCATAGCGAATCATTTCTCGATTTTTGATAACACATTTTTAAACCAGCGATATGTCGATAACTTGATAGCAACAACGCCTTCCGGTATGTTTACCGAACGTGGGATATATGGGCGATGGGTTATTGGTGAAGGTGCTGTTTATCGTGATTTTAGCGAGGATATGTACGTCACACAAGCACCAGAGCAGTTTGCGAAAGTATATGCGGGGGTCGATTGGGGGTATGAGCATTGGGGCTCGATTGTTGTCGTTGGACAAACTGAGGCCGGAGACGTGTACATACTCGAAGAACACGCGCACCAGTACAAAGAAATTGACTTTTGGGTTGATATTGCGAAGGATATAAAGGCGCGTTATGGCGATATTATGTTTTGGGCAGATTCGGCCCGTCCCGAACACGTTGGGCGGTTCAATCGCGAGCGTCTAAAGTGTTTTAATGCTTACAAGTCGGTATTATCGGGGATCGAGGAAGTTGCGAAGTTGATGAAAGGAAAACGTTTCTTCGTCGTTTCTGACAAGGTATCGAAGTTTAAAGATGAAATATATCAGTACGTCTGGAATGAACGATCGGGCGAGCCGGTAAAAGAACATGACGACGTTTTAGACGCGGTACGCTATGCAATTTACTCGCAACAGGTTTACGATTCAAGTAGCACAGTAAAAGAGCGTATGACAAGCGCGCAATACTATTTTTAGGAAGGAATAAGAGAAATTGAACTTTTTAAAAGGACGGCGTTTCGATGAAAACGCGAACCGTCAATTCGTTATGATTATTGAAGATTTCGAAGCGATCGAATTCGATAGTCAGAAATGGATTGAACGGCTGAAAAATTTCGTTGGAACACACAGGGCGGAACAATTGGACCGCTTGAAAGAACTGAAACGCTATTATCTAGCTGATAACAATATCAAATATCGCGAAGAGAAAAGCGATCCATACAGCGCAGACAATCGGATCGCTAGTGATTGGGCGAAATATATCACAGTTTTTGAACAAGGATATATGTTGGGGAATCCGGTCGAGTACAAAAACGAAAATGCTGAAATTCAAAATTTAATTGATAACTTTAGCAAGCAAAACAACGAGCAAGATCACAACGTCGCTATTAAAACAGATCTAGCGATTTACGGTCGAGCCTATGAACTTTTGAATACATTTCAAGATGAAGACGGCTCGGTTTGGGTGAAGCTCTATCGTATGGATCCGGAACAAACATTCGTCATTTATGATGATAGCTTCGAACAGCGATCTTTGATGGCCGTAAATTACTACTCGATTAGTTACGGCAATGGGCACAAGCGCGATTTCGTTAAGGTCTATACTAGTAACGCGATTTATGAGTATGTGGACGATAACCAAGACACGGACACTCTCAAGTTAAAAGAAGTAAGCGAACATTTCTTCAATGGCGTTCCGGTGAATGAGTTTAGCAATAACGCGGACCGGACAGGGGCATTTGAAGCCGTGCTCGATTCTATCGACGCTTACGACTTGTCACAGTCAGAGCTTGCGAACTTCCAGCAAGATAGTAACGAGGCTCTTTTGGTGATCTCGGGGAACCCGTTTACGGGCGTAGAAGATAAAGATTTTATGGAAGATGGCCGTATCAATCCAAACGGTCGCCTTGCGGTCTCTCAAGCCTTCAAAAAGGCGAAAATTTTGATCCTTGATGATAACCCGATTCCGGGAGGATCGGCACCATCGGCCAACTATCTCGTTAAAACGTATGATACAACCGGCGCGGAAGCGTACAAAGAGAGACTGGTAAATGATATCTTACGATTTACATTTACGCCCGACACAACCGACAACAATTTTGCCGGTACACAGTCGGGCGAGGCCATGAAGTATAAAATGATGGCAGCAGACAATTACCGCGGTAAGCAGGAGCTTTTATTCGAAAAAGGCCTTATGCGTCGTTTGCGTTTAGCTGTCAACATTTGGAAAATCAAGGGCAACGATTCCGAAAATTACAGCCTTATCAACGAGACCGATGTTGTATTCACTCCAAACTTACCACAGAATGACACTGAGATTGTGGCAATGGCGAAGAACTTATACGGCGTGGTGAGCGAGCAAACGATCTTCGAAATGCTCGAGCAAGTGACAGGAGTAAATGCCGAAGCTGAGTTAAAACGTATGAAAGAGGAAACGGAAAAAGCGCTTGAAATGCTCCCACGAATGGAAAAAGAAAAAGAGGTGACAGATGGCGAACAAGTTATCGAAGAATCTGAAAACCCTCGAGGATCATGATCGATACTGGACAGGTCGAGCGCGTGAAGTTTTCGAATATGTCGATCGGAAAGATATCAATTTCTTCGCAGAAATAGAAAAAATCTATCGAGACCAAGCCGTAGGCCTTCAAAAGTCAGTATTCGACTTTTATACGCGCTTCGCGGAAGATCATGATATCACTTACCAAGACGCGATGAAACGCCTCCGGGGTGAGGATTTAAGCGATTATGCTGAAAATGCTCGAATGTATCGAGAGCAAGCGGAAAAAGATCCAGAGCTTTTACGTCGATTAAATGAACAGTACGCGTCGGCTCGGGCTGTACGTCTTCAAATGCTGAACGCGGAGGCCGTTTATCGGGCCGGGGTGCTTGCTGGGGCTTTGCATAAGAGCTTCGAAAAATATCTCTATGATGTGGCCGAATATGCTTACCGAAAATCAGTCGGAGGCCGTGCGGGTGCGATCAACCGACCCGCGTTTGAAGAAGTTATTAAAACGCCTTTTAATGGTCGGAACTATTCGGCTCAACTTTGGGGCAATACGGACGCGCTCGCGGACAGCTTGAAAAAGGTATTCCGTCAAGGCTTCATTCGTGGGGACGGCCCGCAAGAGATGGCCCGAGAGATTCGAAAAGAGTTTAATGTGGCCCGTTCGCGAGCTGAAACATTGATTCGGACGGACGCAACGGCCATTGTTAATCGTGCAACTCTCAAGCGATACAAGCGAGAGGGTTTGAAATATTATCGGATTCTGGTCGTGCTAGATGATCGGACCACTCAAATATGCCGGAGAATCGCGCAAGAGGATAAACTCTATAAGCTCGAGGACGCGCAAGTCGGGGTGAATATGCCCCCGTTCCATTATAATTGTCGGTCGACGATCATGCCGGACGCGGAAGAAATAGAAGAGAAAGGAAATGAATAAATGAACATTTGGGAACTTGTTTCATTTGTCGCGGGGGTGATTTCCCTTGTGGTATTGTTGTTTGTGGCGTGGTTCTTTATTGTCGGTTTGGCCGATGGTATCGCTTCGGTTATGAAGGATCGCAAGAAATAGATCGGAGGTGATCCAGAGATCTTGACAAGCGGGAATAGACCGCTTTTTTTATTGTCCAGACTATGCGGAAGACGTAAAAAGCTGCATTGTTTCGTCGCCGGACGTAAAACGAGAAAATCGATTGATGGCGTAACCATCGGAGGAAACATAATGTCAGAAAATACACAAGCAGTTGAGACTAAAACACTTGAGCAAGACGTCACTCAAGAAGAACAAGTCGAGACCAAGCAAGAAAAGTCCGAGCGTACCTTCACACGCGCCGAATTTGGAAAAGCAGTCGCAGCGGAGATCGCCAAGGCTCGCGCAAGCTGGGAGGCTGAACAGGCCGAAGCGATTGAACTAGCAAAGAGCGAAGGCGAACGCCTCGCGAAGCTAACAAAAGATGAACGTGCTCGTGAAGAGGAAGCAAAACGAATCCAAGCAATCGAAGAGCGTGAGAAAGCTCTCGCAGAAAAAGAAATGCGAGTAGCAACTCAAGCGCTATTGAGTGAGGAAGGGCTTCCGGGGGACTTTTTGGAATTCGTGATCGACAGCACGGCGGAGGCTACAAAAGAAAAGATCGGGACTTTGAGATCTATTTTTGATAAAGCAGTAGAAGCCCGCGTCGATGAACGTCTAGCACAGAAAGCACCACGCAAGGGTACGGGGCCAGTATCTATGACAAAAACTGAGATCATGGCAATTGCGGACGATGAAGAACGTCAACGTGCAATTGCTGAAAATATTGGACTATTTAAAAATTAGAAAGGGCTATTAAAATATGGCTGAAAACAAACTTACAACTATGAACGATTTAGGCGAAATTAAATCTATCGATTTCGTCAATAAGTTTTCAAAAAATATCAACGACTTGCTTCGTCTTTTGGGCGTAACTCGTCGTCAAGAGTTGACAAACGACCTTAAAATCCAAACTTACAAATGGACCGCAGATGTTGACACTACGGCAGTCGCAGAAGGTGAAACAATTCCGCTTTCTAAAATGACACGCGCGAAGGATCAAGAATACACTGTTACATGGTTCAAAAAACGCCGCTCGGTATCCGCAGAAGCTATCGCACGTCATGGTGCGTCACGCGCTATCTCGGAAGCTGATACTCGTCTAATGCGTGAAATTCAAAACGGAATCAAAGACGGCTTCCTTGCGTTCCTTCAAAAGACAAAAACAAAAGTCAAAGGAAAAGGCTTGCAAAAAGCGCTCGCGAATAGCTGGGGGAAACTTTCGACAGTGAATGAGTTTGAAGGATCTCCAATCGTTTCATTCGTAAATCCACTTGATGTCGCTGAATACCTCGGAGATACAAACGTAGGTGCTGACGCGACAAACGTTTTCGGATTTACACTTTTGAAAAACTTCCTCGGTATGCAAAACGTTATCGTTATGCCGTCATGCCCACAAGGAAAAATCTATACAACAGCGGTCGAAAACTTGGTATTCGCTTACTTAAACGTTGCGACTGGTGATCTTGGCGGATTGTTTGCGGACTTTACAGACGAAACAGGTTTGATCGCAGTAGGTCGCGATCGTGTATTGAATAACTTGACTTTCGAATCTGTATTCTTTGGCGCACACGTTCTTTTTGCTGAAATTCCGGACGGCGTGGTAGAAGCTACAATCGAACCAGCAACTTCGGCGGTAGCAGCCTAGTTTTAGGAGGTGAACGATGACAGCTATCGAGCTAGAAAAAACCACGGAAGAGATTCGCTTACTGAAAGGAATTCCAAAGAGCGATCAGGAACAGGACGATTTATTGACCCTTATTGTACGGGATAGCTTCGAGCGTATGATCGCTTACGTCAATCGCTTTTCTGATCTCCCACTTGAGGAATTGCCCGAATCAGTAGCGTATATTCTCCGGGACGTAGCTGTTAGTCGTTTTAACCGTCTGAACTCAGAGGGCGCAACCGCTGACAGCGAAGAAGGCCGGAGTTTTACATGGGAGGACGGCTACCTAACAGATGATAACAAGGCCATTCTGGAAGGCCTTGCGGTGAAATACCGCGCCCGTGGAATCGCTAGATTTATTTAAGGGGGGCGCGTGTATGATCTATAATGACCGCGTAACTTTGATTTTCGAAAAACGCCCCGAGGACGAACTTTTGGATAAGGTGGAAAAGAAACAGAGTTTCCCGATTCCTTGTATGAGAAATGCCGTGTCAAATGCTGAAATGATGGGGCTTTTTGGTAAGTACAACTTCGACACGTTCAAGTTGCACTTGCAAGGTATCCATAAGGATTTTTCCGAAGTCATTTATAAGGGCCGGAAAATGAAAATCAAGGGCAAACGATATCATCATAATAGTACGGTGATTTACTTATGAGCTTTACTTATAAGATCAAGGGCCTCGATAAGTACATTCGACGCGTACAGGGCAAGCCTAGACAAGCAAGGCAAGCGGTAGGCGAAGAACTTCGCAGATCGGCCTTGCGAATTGAACGAAAAGCCAAAATTAAGGTGGCAGTCGATACCGGATTTATGAGAAACGGAATCTTTGTCGTTAGGGTGGGTATGTTGCGATATAAGGTGATATCTCCCGCCGGCTATTCGGTCTATGTGGAGCTTGGAACGCGTAAAATGAAGGCCCAACCATTTCTAGGGCCGGCCGTAAAAGAAGAAAGCGAAGTTCTTTTTCGAAACCTTCGCAAAATGTTTAGGAGGTGATCCATGGAATTTGAAGCACCTTCGATCAAGGCACTCGCGAAATTACGTGAGAAATTGAAACCGTTGGGTATTCCGATTTATTTTAATCTTCCGGATCCAAACGTCCTCGAGCCATTTATGGTGATCGGGCAAACCAGCTCGGACACATCGAAAACGGTCCAGACGGGCCTTGTGATCGAGGATATGAGCGTACAGGTAGATATATTCCTACCGGGTAATGAAAGTCGTGGAGGCGTCGAGAGAGTGCGTTCAGAGGCGATCAGGAGGGTCGGGCATAATAGCCAAATGGCGACAAGCGTCTTGAAAGATGAAACAATAGGCCGAGAGGTCTATCATATCGTTATTAATTTAACAGAAATTATTTTTTAAAAAGGAGCATTTATAAATGGGTGAAGCAGAAGACAAAGCAAAAATCAAAATTACGATCGCAAAGCCGGTCGTAGGTAAGAAAGTATTTTATTTCATTCAATCAATCCACGCGGAAAAGGGCACGGGAGCAATGCTTCCAGCTTATCGTAAAGATGGATCGACCACAATGGGCGGTGAATACATTGACGAACAAACGCAACAAGGGCGCTTGCTCGAAAAAGCAACCGATGAACACTCTATCGAGTTGTCTCAATATTTCGCGCCTAAAGATCCATCCGTTCAAGTCGTTTTAGACGCACAAAAAACCGGTGAATCTTTGAAGATCTGGCGCGTTATCGTTGATGATAGCGTCAAAGATTCTTCAACTGGTAAGGACACTTATCCGGCACAGTTTGGATATGGTAAGATCACGGACGACGTAGAATTTGACGACGCGATCGACGGGTTCGTTGAATTGAACTATACAGTCGGTATCGTTGGACGCTTGCGCGATGGTAAATTCCCACTTTCAACGGAAGAGATCGCAATGTTAAACGACGTTTACGAGTACCAAAACCCGGGCGAAACAACAGGCGACTACAATAATATTACACGCTAATTTTTCAAGCAAAGGGGCTTCGATCGCCCTTTTGCTTTTATTTTTTTGACAAAAAAAGGAGTTTACAAATGGAATTTACAGTCGGAAACAAAGTGATCGAGATCAAGTTCGATTACATGACAATGTACAAAGTCAATCGCGATTTGGGATCTCAAGGCCCAGACGGCACGCGTAACGAAGACGGGGTCGGGGCTCTATTCCTTCGCGTCGTGGATCGCAACGACTCAGCTCTAGTGGATCTTATCAAGCTATGCGCTTCTAAAAAAGCGAAAGCCGTAAGCGATGAAGAAGCAATCAAAGCACTCGCGGACAAGATGGAAGAACTCGGAGCAGAAAGCACGGAACCGCTTTTTGAAGCACTTGAGGAAGAAATGGTCGATTCCGGTTTTTTCAAAGAGAAAGTTTCGAAATACTTAGAAAATCTCGAGCTGGGATTGAAGTACCTCAAAGCAAAAGCAGAAACAGCGGACGACAAGGCACAAGCGGAACTTCAAATCGAACAGACGGAAGCGCAAATTGGGCGCTTGAGAAACGCAATCTCTTAATTGAGTGCGCTCGTTTGGGTCTGACTGACCCGAATATTATTTTTTCATGTACAAAAAACGAGCTTGACGCAATTCGTGAGGGCCTTTATTATCGAGCGATTGAAGAGAGGGAAAACCTCGTCGAGCTTGCTTTTAACTTGCGATACACATTGAACGCTAAAAAAGCGGATTTTGGCAAGTTAAGCAAGAAAAAAGATCGTGATAAGGTCCGCCGGTTATTCAGGCAACGCGAAGAGCGCGAAAGCTCTCAAGGCTTGCTCGAGAAGATCGAGCGCCTTAATGAACATTTTAGAAATAGAAATTAATAGATAGATAGGAGGTGGGGTGATGGCATTTGATGGATCAATCGAGGCCTTAATCGGTGCGGATTTAACTGGATATGAAAAGGCGATGTCCGAAGTTGTCAATTCAACAAAGAGAGCGTTCGAATCGGCTGCACAAACAGCGTCAAAGAGCGCGAACCAGATGATTCGTGAAGTCGGGGAATTGATGAACCGGCTCGCAAATAGTAACCAAAATATCGGATCCAAGATCGGTCAAGGGCTAACCGGTGGATTTAAGATCGCCCTCGGAGAGCTACAGCGTATCTCTTCTAACATCGGCGCAAAATTACCTGACCCCATACGAAAGGCATTTACTCGCGTTTCGGCTGACGTAAAATCAGTTTTAGGAACGATGAAAAACGACGTTGCCACACTTGGGGCCGGCATTAATTCCCAAATCAAAAAAGCGTTTGATTTTAATATTTCAAACGCGATCAAATCGCCAAAGAGCGCGTTCGCTGAAATGGCGAACAGCGTCGATTCCATGGCAAGCCGGATCAGTTCAAAAGTCCATAGTTTAGGCTCAGTGTTTACTAATTCGGCGAACAATATGTCCGGATCGTATAAAACGGCCTTCGGGGCTATCGGGGATTCTATGGCACGGCTCGAGGCTCGTATTCAGTCCGTGGCCGGGAATCTAACAAACGCCCTCGGGCAACGGGTTCTAAACCCTATCAATTCGTCATGGTCTAGTATGTTTACCAATCTAACCACGAAAGCGAACAGCTTCGCGGATCGAGTGAAGAATTCCTTCGGTGGGCGGGTGATCTCGTCCGTCAATAGCCTTGCTAGTACCGTAAGCGGGAAGCTCGGAGGGGCTTTCCAGACAGCCGGACAAAAGGCAGTCGGAGCCTTGACGGGGATCGTGAACCACACAGATCGAGCTGCTAGTGCTTCGACTAACTTGATTAAACAGGTTATCGGCGTCGCTGGGGCTTACAAACTTTTTGAGCTCGGGAAAGGTTTCATTAAAAGCACAATTGCAACGGCAGCCGAATTTGAAGCCAAAATGAGCAACATTAAGGCCGTAACTGGCGCGAGTGCTGAAACGATGGCTCAATTTGATAAAGCTGCAACAAAAGCCGGGGCGGACACAGCTTTCAGCGCTGGTGAAGCAGCCGACGCAATCGGTGAGCTTGCAAAAGCTGGGGTATCGACAGAAGATATCCTAAACGGTGGGCTTACCGCGTCCCTTAACTTAGCGACAGCGGGCGAGCTTGATCTGAAAGAAGCTGCTGAAATTACATCGACAGCATTGAACGCCTTTCGTCGAGATGGCATGACAGCTACACAAGCAGCGAACCAACTCGCGGGAGCTGCAAACGCTTCGGCAACAGACGTCCACGAGTTGAAATATGGTCTTTCCATGGTCGCTCCGGTAGCGTCTGGGCTTGGTTTATCATTCAGAGATACAACAAACGCCCTCGCAGTATTCGCTCAAAACGGACTTAAAGGCTCCGACGCCGGAACTTCGTTGAAAACTATGCTTATGAATCTGCAACCGCAGACCAAGGCACAAACGAACATGATGAAAGAACTCGGGATCATTACGGCCGATGGCTCGAACCAGTTCTTTACGGCAGAAGGTAAGATCAAGTCATTCGCTGAAATTTCGCAAGTTTTGAAAGATCACTTAGGTGGGCTTACGGACGCGGAAAAACAAATGGCCTTGAAAACCATGTTCGGTACCGACGCAGTGCGTGCTGCTACTATCGCGATGAACGAAGGAGCAGATGGCGCTAACAATATGCAAGCAGCTATTGACAAAGTAACAGTCGCAGAAGTCGCAGCCGAAAAGATGAACAACTTAAAAGGGGCGGTTGAGATTCTTCGGGGATCTTTTGAGACTTTCAAAAAAACACTCGGAACGGCTGTATTACCAGTTTTGACTACTTTTGTCCAATGGCTTGATAAATTAGTTGATAGAATCAATAATTCACAAGGTTTTCAAAAATTCCTTGACGCTTTAAATTCTTTGAATCCAGCTCTTAATCAGCTTTTAAACGGTACAAAAATGACCGACGAACAAGCGAATAAATTCGAAAGTACGATGATCCGGTTAAAACCAGCCGTGACGGGACTTGTGGGCGCGTTTGCGTTTGGTCCAGCGGTGCGCGGACTAACTTCGCTTACTGGTATCATGGGCACGGTCGCAAGTAAGACGATGGCCCTCGGGGGGGTCGCGTCAAGTGCATTTAGTACGGCTGGCGGATTTATTTCGAGTTTCGTCGGTAAGATCGGCGGTATTCCGGGCGCTCTTGGTGGTGCTGCTTCGCAAGGCCTATCAGTTCTCGGAATGATGACAAGCGGGATCGCTTCCGTTATGGGAATTGCCCTCGCGTCAATCGGTCCAGCTGCTATTCTGGGGCTTGTCCTCGCTGGCCTTGGTCTTATCAATCAACAATTCGGGCAACAGATCGATCAGTTGATTACCTTGGTAACAACTAAAGGCCCACAGATTATTCAAAATCTTGTAACTGGAATCACTAGTCAATTACCGAGCTTGATCGCTTCGGGTGCGGATCTAGTTGCCAAACTGGCGCAAGGATTCGCGACAATGTTCCCGGTTATCGTCGACGCTGGGATCCAGCTTATCGCAAGCCTTGTCCAAGGCGTGGGCCAAAATGCGAGCTCGCTTATTTCATCGGCGATAACGGTTATCGGTTCATTTGTCGATACATTGCTTCAAGCCTTGCCTCGATTGTTGTCGATCGGTATGGAATTGCTTGTAAATATCACAAACGGGATTTTACAAAACCTTCCACAATTAATGACAACAGCGCAACAAATTGTAACTAACTTTATTACAAGTATGCAAGCGAACTTCCCGCAAATCCTCGAACAAGGGATTCAAGTTTTGATGAACTTGGTAAATGGTATCGTTCAGGCCTTGCCAACGATCATTGAAATTGCGACACAAGTCATTGTCGGATTCATGCAAACGATCCTTTCAAACTTACCAACGATTTTACAAGGCGGGATCCAATTGATCGTTACACTCGTTCAAGGGATCATTAGTTCGTTACCACAGATCGCACAAAGTGCGGTACAGATTATCGGACAGATGATTCGTGGATTCGCACAGGCCTTACCACAGCTTATCATGGCTGGGATTCAATTAGTCGTACAGCTTGCAATGGCTATCGTCAAGGGCTTACCTAATATCATTTCGGCAGCATGGGAGATTATCAAGGGCTTCGGTGGAGCATTATTAGAATTCATTCCGAACGCGCTGAAAGGCGTCGCGGACGCTATCGGGAATTTCTTCGGTGGTATCTGGGACTGGATCACTGGCAAGTCAGACGAAGGTGGAGAAAAAACCAAGGCTTCGATCGACGGAACAGCGGAGCATATCAAGAGCAAGAGTTCGGAAACGACGACACAGTTAAGTACCGACGCGACAACAGCAAGTGCGAATGTAACAGGCGCGTATAGTCAAATGAGCATGAACGCGGTTACGTCAACGTCTAACATGAGTACCGGCGTTACAACGAATATGTCTCAAATGGCTACCAATGCAATGGACAGCACAACTCAGTTGCAACAAACAGCCTCGACTAACTTCGGACAGTTGAATACTAACGGGACTATGAATATGCAACAGCTTGCTGCAAATGCGGACGCGTCATTTAACCAGATGAACATGAACGCACTCGCGCAAACCGGCCAGATGAACACAGGCGTAACGACTAATATCGGCCAGTTGAACGCGAACGCAAGTAACGAGCTGAATCAATTGATGAACAATGCGAACGCGAGCACGACGGGAGTTAACACGGCTGCAACCACTAACGCGCAACAGGCAAGCGCGAACGTTGTAAGCAACTTCCAACAAATGCAAACGGGAGCGACGAGCGCTACAAATGCGATGGCTATTAGTGCTCAAACAGATTTTGATAAGATGGCCCAACAAGCCGAGCAATCAAGCTCTAAAATGTCGCAGTCTATCACGACGAATTATCAAAATATGCAAAAAACCGTCACAAGCGCGATGAACGCGACAGCTCAAGCAGTTCAAGCTGGCCTTAACAAAATTTCACAAGTGAGCTCTTCAGCCGGTAAGCAGTTAGAAAGCTCGTTTAAGTCAACGTTCCAAAGCGTAACAAATAGCGCGAAAAGCGGTATGCAGGCATTTATAAGTACCATGCAATCAAGCATGACACAAGCTGTCTCGCTTGCTAGTTCGTCTTGTGAACAGATTTCGGCTTCGTTTAGTTATCTCCCGGCTTTGCTTCAGATGGTCGGATTTAACGCGGGTATGGGTCTATATAACGGGCTTGCTTCGATGGCTGGTTCGCTTTATGCTCTCGCTTCCAGTATCGCTTCAAATATTGCAGCGGTTATGAGTTCGGCTCTTGATATTCACTCTCCGTCACGGGTTACGAAAAAAATCGGTGGGTTTACCGGCGAAGGTATGTATCTCGGCATGAAAGACTGGGTATCGGATATAAACGATATGGCTCGGCAGTATGCGCAAGCGATCACGGATCAAGATTATCAGACTAACAGCGTATTGACCACAAGCGCGAGCGTGACAAGCTCGGGCGTTCGTTCATCTCTCGAAGATTTGAGCGACGAAGTGAAGAATTCACAGCTTGCGGATCAAAAATTCGAGGTACACAATGAGATCGTCGGTGATAAGATTTACACCACGGTAAAAGAAAAGGACGCCCGAAAAAAGGCGTTAGATGAATATTTTGCGTAAGGGGTGAAACATGGATTTATTGATAGAAAAAGACGGCCAAAGTCGGAAATTATCTGAATTAGGCCTGTATAATATCACGGTCGATGATTCGTCCCCGACCGCGGATATTTCAACGCGTACCGTCAAGGGGCGCAATGGTCGGATCTTTGATGGTTTGACTTATACCGAAAAAACAATCGAGGTAAAAGCTAGGCTTTCCGTCCCAACGATGGAAGCCTTTTTTGATAAAAAGGACGAGCTAACTCGCTATATTTTGGGCGAGGATAGTTTTTACATTACCAAAATGTACCCGCAACGAAACGAGTTATATGAGTTCGAGACAGCGGGACAAACAACAGGAGAACTTGAGATCGCAAATATTCCGCATACAGCGTGGCGGTATCGCTATAAAGTGGTGGGGAATGATCGGATCGATTATGATTTCATCGGCAAGTCGTCCGCGGGACTGAAATATAACATTTCATTTTCATTTGTCACAGCGGAGTTACCTTTTGGCGAAACAGTACCGCGGGATCTTGTGCTTACAACGAACAGTTTTCCATATAACGGAACGGCTCCATTAAGTCAATTAGAGGTACCGTTTGTCGTTGAATTGACCGCAAACGCTGATAATACTGATTTTTTCCTTGAGATCGACGGCCGACGGTTCACTTATCGACACACGGAAACGCCTTTAAGGGCCGGGCAAAAGCTCCTTCTAAAAGGGATCGAAACGGCAATCTATCAAGGGCCAACCACACAAGATCTAAACGTTAATAACCGGACAAATTACGAGTATTTCGTTATTCGGCCAAAACCTAACCGTTCTGTAAATTGGTTTACTAATTTTAAAGGGACTGTTAAGATCCTCGGGTTTAAGGAATTATACAAGTAGGAAGGAGGGAAAATGCTTACTTTTTATGATGAAAAGGGCAACGGTTACGGTGCGCAAGTCGAATTTACAACAAAAAACGCGGTAAATGGCGAGCGTTCCGTGTCCGGAACCATCCTTACAAACGAAAAAGTATTGTCAAGGATTGATCGGGGCTGGTCGTTTGAGTGGGACGGCGAAATGTATAAGATTATTTACGCCAAACCAAAAGACGAAGGCCGGAGCTTATCTGTATCATTTGACGCGGTTCATCAGTTTTTCTACGATTTCGATCATTCTAATTGTTATCAACTTTTCAATGGCTCGAATCGCTTCGAAGTTTATATCGAGGCGATCTTTAAAGATAGTGGCTATCGATATGTTATCGAGGCGCAAGCTGGGGCAATCCGGAAAGAGAATTTCGGGAACGCGAGCCGATTATCTATGTTTAAAGATATTATCAAGGCAGCTGGCCTTGAGTTTTCGGTAACTGGAAAAGTCGTCCGGATCGTGAAGAAAGTCGGAACAGATCTTTCAACAGTCGTCCGGAAAAATTTCAACATGAACGAGCTCACGATCGAAAAAAATATCGGTGGTTTTATCACTTATAAGAAGGGCTTTGGTGCGTGGAAAGACGAAAAAAATCACGACATGGGCCGATATACCTCGGAATACGAGAGCCCACTTGCTCGGATCTATGGCCGTATCGAGGGCGAACCGGTAAGCGACGAACGCTATAAAGAGACTGGTAAGCTCTTGGAACGGCTAAAGAAAGAAGTCGACGAATCCTATTCGATTTCGGTCCAGCTTGACATGGAAGATCTCACGCAAGCCGGATATAAGTACACACGGCCCCACGCTGGTGACTATATCATGGCAATTAATGAGACGATCGGGTTCCGTGAGAAGATTCGTATTGTATCTTACGAGAGCAGCTACGACGTCACGGGTCGGCTGTTATCTCACAAGGTAACATGTAACGATCTCGGGACAGTCCAAAAAGCGATCACGTCGGAAGGCTCGATCATGCGAAGCGTGTCCGAGTCTAAAGAGTACGCTGAAGGGGCTCTTGAGGTAGCTACACGGGCGCTTGTTTCCGCAAACGGTAAGAATACCAACTATTACGGGACCACGAAGCCCAAAGACGAGCCAAGAGGGACGCTTCACGAAGGCGATCTCTTATACTTGACCACAGGAGAAGAAACAGAGCTTTATTATTGGAGTGGGTCGGAATGGCTCCCGAAAATCCTCAAAGTTGACACGTCAAAGATTGAAAAAATAGTCAACGACGCCCAAACCTCAACAAACCAAGCAATCGCGCAAGCCAACGCCAAGGCAGAAGAAGCCCTCAAGAAAGCCGGAACCTTGCCGGACACTAGCAAGTTATCGGACCAGATCAAACAACAGATTTTGACCAGCCCAGACTTGCAGAACAAAGTCACGGAAGGGATCAATAGGGTTGATGGTGACACGATCTATAGTAAGATTGTGTCCAAAGTGTCCCAACAGTTTGTGAATAAAACAGATTTAGACGGTTTGAATCGCGCACAAACTGACCAAGGACGCGACTTGCTGAATCTGTCCAAACAGATCACAGCTCAAACGATCGAATATAACAAGCTCACAGAATCAAACAAGATTTTTGAGCGAATCCTTGGAAAGACTGAAAGCGAAGCCCCGGACAAGCTATCACGGCTTGTTATGAGCAGTGAGATCTTTCAGACGGAAGTTGGAAAATATGTAACAGATGATAATAACTTAATTGTCAACTCAATGACAATGGCGACCAATACCCTTGTTAATGCTAACAGGAACGGCGTAGAAATTACCCTGAATGATGGAGTTTTTAGCGTTAAGGCGCGCGGGCTAACTAGCTATAATTTTAGCGGGTTTACGCTTCCTATTTATGTCAAGAAGATATACCGCGGTGAAACTTACACTTTAGGTTTTAAATATAGGATAAGGGAGAAAGTAGACACTAACTTTGTCTTTGTAATCAAAAACCACAAATTAAATAAAGGTCTATTATCTGCCGATTTAGCAAATCCCAACACACAAGCTTCAGATGAATGGCGAGAATTTCAAAGAACGTTCACCATTCAGGAAGATTTTCTTTTCGGAGAAGATTCAAACTATCCATTCTATATTTACATGGCTAAGAATGGCTGGGTAGAGTTTAAAGAACCTATTTTAGTTCGAGGTTCGAACACAGGGCCTTATAAGCCAAGTCAATTTGACGACGCTTTCGCTGAAACAAAGGCGCTGGGTTCACAACTGACAACAAAAATCGGTGAAGTATCTAGCGCGACAGAGAGTGTAAGGCAACTCGCTTACATAGCACAAAACAGGGCAGAGCAAGCGTCGGCCAGATCAAGTAGCGCGTTAGATAAAGCCGAGGACGCGAAGATGGACGCGACGGCAGCAAGAAGACTATCTTCGTCGGCAGATAACGCAGCTTTTGGAGCGCGACAACTAGCAATCAACGCACAAGCTAGCGCCACTAACGCCCAACAAAAAGCGATCGAAGTTGCGGAACAGGCCAAACAAGCCAAGGAAACGGCTGAAGCGACAAGAACGCAAGTCACACAGCTTGCGGGGTCTTGGGCGGTACGAAACCTAAACAGCGCGGGTGATGTGATCGGGCAGATTAACCTTAACAAAGACGGATCAGTTAAGATTAACGAATCTTTGATCGTTATCGGCGAGAATACATACATTAAAAATGGCGTGATCGATTCGGCGAGTATCAAGACTTTGTCAGCGAGTAAGATCTCGGGTGGCGAGGCTGATTTCTCTACTTTTAGAGCGATCAACTTCGACGCTGGGGCGATAAACACAGGGACCCTTCGCGGTATCAATATTCGAGGTGTCACGCTTGGAAGCCTTGACGAGTCGTTTATGATCGATACCCCAAAAAATGAGATCCGATTCGATAATCACACGCTTTTAACGTTTTACAATAAAAACGACGGGACCGTCTCAATGATTGGGAGTGGTGATCGTGCGTCGAACACTAAAGGCTCCGGTCTTTTGATAGGGGTTGATATCGATTCGGCGACGGCGACCAGATTGAAGAACCAACAAAACAACCGTGATTTGTGGACGGCGCGCACAGGCACAGCTACATCAATCTTAATGGGGACACGGGCGAATGGTCGAGGAGTTATTGAACAACTCACGACTGGTGAAGTAAGTATCGGTATCTCCGAAGTTAAAACTTCGACAGCTCCACAGACCTATATCAAGATTGGTGATATCAATAATAGATATTACACCAGCAAAATTTCAATGCTTGCTGATTTCTTGGATATCGATCTAAACGAGCGCTTGATTCTTAATACTAAAGCGATCAAGGGGACGTGGCAAGGCGATACAGTTATCGAGGGTTACGGTTTGTTTAGTATGGACGTTCGAGAAGGCGTGACAATGAATGGCCACCGAAAGGGGTTCATAAGTACCGAAGTTGTCGGAGCGAAGCAAGTAACCACTGATTCAGTCCGTACTGGTAGCATTGATATAACAACAGATATTACTTTCAAGAATAGAAAACTATCAACTTCTTTCAATGCTTTAGTGGATTTTGTCGTCGCCGTCGCAAGACACGCCGGCTGGACCAACATCGGCAATTATAAAATTTAGAAAGGCAACAAATGAACACAGTAGATAAAATCGTAAGCGAACTCTCGCAGACGCTCGCAAACGCGATCGTGGAAGCCTCAAAGTACAAGGTCTTGTACGAGGAAGCAAGCGAGGAGAACAAGCGCGTAAACGAGCTATTAAGCAAGTTTAACGATGTTTTGGATAGCGACAAAGATCTTAAAGATCTTTTTGATGAAGCAGCACAGAAATTAGAAAAGGAATAATAAAACATGGAATTTAAAATCATTAATAAATACTTGCAAGAAGAAGGACGCACTTTCGTTTCAATCCGTTCGGCGAACCCTTATACAGCCTTTGAGCGTGTACTAATTGGTGACCGTACCAACGAATCAGACGAGGTGCTGATCCAAGCAGTCCTTGGACAAGTTGCAACCGAATTTAACCCAGCGGATGGTGTTAAGAAGTTGCAAGAAGATCTACACGTACAAGCTGAAAGCTACGAGCAAAAACTAGCTGAAAAAGATACTAAAATCGCAGAAGTAAAAGCGGTAGCAGATTGGGCGGTACTTGCAGCCGTCACTAACACAGAAAGTCCACTCGATCCAACTCTTTATGCGCGTGGATTGGAATTGGTCGAAGCTGGACAAGCTGGCAAAACATACAAACCTTATGAAATCTTTACTGTTAACGATCCAAGCCACACTCCAAAATATGGTGAGGGTCAACGTGTACTGGTCCAAGTAAATCAAGAATTTACTTACAACAACGAAACAGTGGCAGACCTTGAGGGATCACTCTCACAAAATGGTAAGCTGGCAGTTTGGAAATGGACGAAACCGAAAGAAAATACAGATTTAGCAACACAACCACTCACATAGAATTGGGGTGATTGAGTGACATTCTCTGATTGGATCGCACACCTTGCCCCAACAATTGGCGTAATCGCTACTGGCTGGTTTGGGATGAAAGCCAGTAAGTCATCTGATTTAAGCAAAGAACGCTTTAATAAATTAAAAGATGAATTAAGCAACATCCAGAACTCTGTTGAAACTGTCCAAGAATTGGGCAAGGATAATAATAAAAAAATCGATGAAGTGAATGATAAGCTGGCAGTCCACGATGAAGCGCATCTAGTTACTATGTATCTACGCCTTGAGCGAGATATGACTTTAGCAATTAATCGTGGATATACAACTATCCATGAATCGGATATCATTCACAAGATGCACAAGAGTTATAAAAAACTTGGTGGGAATGGCTATATCGATAGCCTCTATAAAAAATATGAAGTTTTAGAAGTGAGGAATTAAACATGAGTAAAATTAACTGGTCAGTACGTCTTAAAAACAAAAACTTTTGGCTCGCTTTAGTACCAGCTCTTGCGTTGCTATTTCAAGCATTCGCTGATATCTTCGGTATCAAGCTAGAGTTTGGGCAAACAGTTGATAAAATCTTGGTATTTGTCAATGTATTGTTTGCTCTTCTCGTTTTGGTCGGAGTAGTCAATGACCCTACAACCTCTGGATTGAGCGATTCAAGCCGTGCTTTAGGTTATGAAGAGCCTAACCAAGACTAATAAAAGGAGGTGGTCTTTTGACTACTCAAAGACAATTGCTAGACACGCTAGATAGCGTAGTCAATCAACGAGTTACCGTGCCTACCAATCCTTATGGAGGGCAATGTATTTCACTAATCGACAACATTCTGCAATATCAAGGATTGTACGATCTCAATTTTAGTTACCTAAACGCTATAAATGCCCTTGATAGGGCCTCTATGTTGGGGTTGAAAGTTACATACTTTAACGGCTCCAACAATCCACCAGTTGGTGCTGTCTGGGTGTCTAGTTGCTTACCATACCATGCATTTGGGCATATCGGCTTTGTAGTTGCAGTACACGCAGATGGAACCGTTACCACGATTGAGCAGAACATAGACGGTAATTCAGACGCTCTCTACAATGGTGGATGGACACGCAAGGTCACAAGAAACCTAGATAGTGCAGGGAATTTCAGTTATATCGACTGGAACGCACCAAGTCAACAAATGGTGGGTTGGTTTGAGTTACCATTTACACCAGAGCCAACAGAACAGCAAACGAAAAACACAAACAAAAAAGGAGAAGAAAAAATGTTAGTTATGCGCAGTCATTCAGGAAAACAAGGTTATTTTGGAGTTGTAGGAGATACAGTATTTGGTATCGGCCATATTGAAACTGTACAAAGTCTAATCAATGCAGGCGCCGCAGAAATCAGTATCCATGATGATGATTTCAACCGAATCATCGGGCAACTCAACAGCGATCTTAAAATCCTTGGAGACATCGAGAAAAACACCAACTCGTAAAATAAGGAGGTAGACAATTGAGATTAAACTCTACCAATCTTAAACAGTTTGAGGGTGGCCGGGTCGTCAAGCAAGGCGACTCAGCTTCCCTTTTTGGTTTTGCATTATATGACGAAAACTGGGTACCGATTGATCTTGATGGGCAGGAAGCTACAATTCACTTTGTCAGCAAAAAGGGTAAAACGTCATTTTCGACAACGGTCCAAGGGTCGAAGGTATTGTTTAAGATTCCCAAAGTCCTTCCGGTCGAGAGCTATCTTGTCGAAGTGGTGTGCGGTGGGTACGTATTCCCCAGCGACCAGAGCGTCAGAGTTGACGTGGTCCAGTCAGCGGAGGAATACCAGTCAGCGGAGATGGTTGAGCTTGGTAAGGTCAGCTTACGCGACGAGATCGCAAACTATCTCGCTGGCCACACTGTACAAGCGTACAATGACGGGCCACTAGTCGCACGGATCGAAGCACTCGAAGCACGGCCACAAGCTACAACGGTTGATCTGGGACCATTAGAAAGCCGAGTACAATCATTGGCCCTATCGGTCCAAGCGCTAGAGAATAAACCAGCTCCAACGGTTCAAACGCTCGATTTAGGACCGCTAGAAAAGCGCATGGAGGCTTTGGAAAACAAGCCGGCATCAACAGCACCAGCGGTTGACTTGAGCGCGTATATGACCTCGGAAATGGCTTATCAGGCTTTTGCAACATATACCACGTTACAAGCTCAAATGACAAGCAACATTAAAAATAAACACTTAGAGTTGGGCCTTGACGCGCTGATCGACGAAAAGCTCAGGAATGGTGGAGACAACTTCCTTACTAGCCACCAGGCCAGAACGGCTTACGTATCAAAAGAAGCGTTTCAAAACTTACTAAAACGAGTAGAAGTGCTCGAAGCAGTTCCTATATAATGTACTTCCCCTCCCATTTCGGGAGGGCTTTTTTGTGTTTATAACGGCAATTTTACAGATTGTCTATTGTAACGGCAATAAAAAAAGCCCTTGGGCTCGTTCTCTCAATTATGCGGGCAATGAATACGATTTTGAATACGACTTTTTTCAATTATTGAAAAATGATGAAAACGATATTTTGACAACATGCGCGATTTTGCAACGTTTGAAAACGTATAGTGCGATGATGGAAACAGTTTTTGAAATATGCTAAAATAGTAACTCTAGCTCCTAAACCCTTGATAACACTGACTTTTCAAAGGGTCAGGAGTGACTGAATACGGGACTGAATACGACATATTTATATTACCATGTATTCAAGCAATTTCTCCACGGTATCGGTCCGTTGCTCTTCCGTTATGTGAGTGTACAGATCCAGCGTTATCTGGACGGTGCTATGCCCCAGCCGATCAGAAATGTTTTTAGGCTCCACGCCCGCGCTAAACAGCAATGAAGCGTGTGTATGTCGTAGCCCGTGGGGGGTGATTGGTTTAAGTTTATGGTCAGTTATAAAGCGCTTGAAGTATGGTATAAAATTGTGGATATGTACCCAATCAGCCCGCTGATTAGTGAAGATGAAATTATCATCGCCTTCAAAATGCTTGCCGTTTTTAAAATAGATCTTTATCTGGTCCTTTTTCCAGCTTTTTAGAATCGAGAGCGTGGTAGGATCAATAGAAATAACGCGTTTACTGTTTTTAGTTTTTGGGGTCTGAAGAGTTTGTTTCTCTTTGATCCGGGTCGCCGTCTTATCGACGGTTATTTTTTTATTCTCAAAGTCAATATCGGACCATTTAAGAGCGAGAGCTTCGCCTTGTCGTAAGCCGGTATAGCTCATTAAATGGACCAGCGGGAAGAAGTAAGACAATGTGGCCGTTTGAGCTAGTTTTAAAAACTCTTTTAGCTCTTCCTTGGTTAAAAAGTTGCCCTTTCTTTGAGTTTGACGGCTTTTTGGTTTAATTACTTTATCAAAAGGGTTTGAATCGAGTATATCCATTAAAACGGCGTACTTAAAAATTCGATTAATGACTGACAGATAATGGTTATAGAGTACATAGCTTTTACTCAGTTCAATCACGACTCTTTGACAGTATGCGACTGTTATTTTTTTCAGCTTCAACTCTTTAAAATGCTCTTCCGTCATTTTCTCGACTTTTGATTTGACGTTTTCAAAAGTGCTGGGCTTGACCGTGGTTCTATAATTTTCTAACCACAGGGAAGCTAGTTCTTCAAATGTAGGATCATGGAAGCCGTCCGATTGATTCGACGGAAGCCCGTTCTCTTCCACGTCAAGCAGTAAATTTCTTTCCGCTTGTTTGGCTTCTTTCATGGTTTTAAAGCCCCGGCGCGTGGTCCGCCGTTCTTTGCCGGTTATGGGATCAATTCCCAGATACGTCTT